CGTGTACCATTATCAGAGAATTCAATAACACCGCGAGTTGGAGCATGTTGGTTATCGAATCCTGTAGGATCTTGAGCTGCAAGTGAGGGAATAGTACCAGACGTTGATGTGTCGAGTGTACCAGTTATTACCGTGTCACCGGTGAGATAGCTATTACCCGTAACGCTTAGGGTTTCATCAACGACGACTGTATCAATTGAGGCAGTACCATCAATATAGATGTCTTTCCACTGTTGTGTAGATGTACCTAAGTCGTAGGTATCATCAATGTTAGGAATAACATTCGAGTTAACGTCTGCACCAAATACAACGTTATCCCCATCAGAATCACCAAGTGATATTGTACCACCGTTGAACGTAGTAGTACCTGTAACGACTAGGTTATTATTAACCGTTGTTGTACCTGTTGCAGCACCAATACTCACTGCTGTACCCGCACCTGCAAAATTAACTGTTGTAGCGTTGGCATTAACTATATTAATAGAGGTCTGCGTAGTGTCTAGGTTACCGCCATTTAGATTAATATCACCGTCTACAGTAACTTCTGCAAGGGTTGATGCTGAGTCAATTGAAAGTGTAGCACCGTTTTCAAGTGTAACAGTACCACCATCAACAGTAAGATCAGCACCATTCTGCAGGGTAAGTCCAGCACCACCCGAGGAAGTGTTGTCGAATATCAATGGGCCTTCAACTGTACCACCATCTGTAGCATTAACAAAGCGATCTACATATGCTTTAGTTGCCGCATGTAAAGCGTCAGTAGGATCTGCATCCAATGTAAGGAAACCCAACATTGTATCGCCATCTTTTGATAGGAATCCTTCAGCACCTGTTGCAAAGCCAAGCCATTCTGGTGGAACAGGATCACTTGCTGGGGAATTACCACCGATTACATCTTCGCCTGCAATAAAGGAGGATGAACCAGCCTTTACTACATCATCTTTTAGATATTGTGTAGCTGATGACCAAATGCCTCTCCAACGAATGCCAGAGTTAAATTTTTGCCATTTACCAGCAGCGAGATCAACATTAAAGTCTGAACCAGCAGCGTGTGGTAATAGAACGATAAACGTGTTACCGCCATATGTAACCACTTCGTCTGTAGCATATTCTGTTAGCGTTGCCCATGGACCTAGCGATTTAATGCCTGGTACGATCTTACTCCATGACGCTGTGTCTGTAGGATTAGTATTGCTATTATCAACATCAGCTTGGTATAGCGATCCACCGTAGTTAACCACTTGAGCAATGTAATACTGAGTAGCGCTTGACCACACTCCTTGATAGGAGAATCCAGCAGAATATGATGACCAATGACTTGTATCTGTCGGTACATCGCCAACTGATTCTGCTATGTTAAGATATACGTTACCACCATAGTTAACTAAGTCGCCAATATAGTAAGTAGTCGCGTTAGAATATACGCCTTGATATGATGTTGCACCAGCTTGTAATACCCAATCAACCAGATCAGTTGGATTAGCACCAAGTGTAGTTACGGTAGCACGGTAAGAGTTATTACCATATACAACAATATCACCGATGTAATACTGTGTAGCAACGTCCCAGTTACCGGAGTAGTTAACACCGCCAGTTAGCAATTCCCAGTTAGCTGTAACAGTAGGAAGTACAGCAGATTGAGTTTGGCGTGATCGATAAATTGTGTTACCGTAAATAACCAAGTCATTTACAAAGTACTCTGTAACGGGATTAAATGTACCCGTAAAGATAATACCACCAATGTAAAGTTCCCAATATGTTACATTAGAAGGAACGTTGCCAGTACTTTCGATTTTATTTCGGTAGATGTTAGCGCCGTATGCTACCAAGTCGTTTGGTACATATGCTGTAGCGTCGTTATATACGCCTTGTGGGCTTACACCTTCTACGAACTTATTCCAGAAAGTAGCATCTGTTGGTAAATTACCAGATGTATCTTGTGTAGCAATGTATATTGAACCACCGTAGTTAACTACGTCGCTCTTTTGGTATACACCTACCGGATCATAAATTCCCTCATATTGAATACCATCAAGGAATTTGCTCCAGTATGTAGCATTGGGTGGTGTAGTGTTTACAGAATCAGCAATAGCAACATAAACAACACCACCATGTGCTACTGTATCGCCGACTTTATAGTCAACAGTAACATCAAATTCACCCTGGAATCTAAAGCCTTCAACCATTAAGGCCCAGCGAGTGTCATCTGTAGGTAAAACACCAGCAGATTTTAATGCATACGTATAAACATATACATTACCACCGTATTTTACAATGTCATTGGATTCGTAGGTAGTACCAGAAGCCCAGTCACCCGCAAAGTGAAATCTTAATTTACCTAAATCTATTAACTGTGTCATACTATTTTAACCTGTAAATGTCCGTTATCGCTCCACTGGAACTGAAGGGAATTTTGTGACCAAACCCAATGTTTATATGCGTATTTATCGATGATTTTATCCTGTAGGTTAGGAAGTGAAACCGCCATGGTATCATCGTCTATAAGCTGAACATCTAGTCCGCCATTGTCAGGATTTAGTTTAAATCCATAAAAGGTTTTATTAGCAAGATCTAACCCTTCGGGATAGTCATCTGCGCCTTCGATTCCAGCCATTAATTAACTCCTGTTAATAGGGATAGAACTACATCAACAGACGAATCAACAGCAGCTGAAGCTTTAATTGAATCGCCTATCTCTAATACTATTTTGTTGCCCTTCATAATTTCATCATTAAAACCATTTTCTATTCTAAAGTTTTTCTTGATGTATACGTCGTTACTACCATCATTTAATATAACGCTAACTGGAACGATCTGATTAATAACATTTGACATATTACAGCCAATCACTACAGTTTTTTCTGTAGCTGTAAATAGGGTCGTTGGCGTAGTGCCAATTCCTGATGATGAAATGTTAGAGAATGATGACATAAATTCTACTTAAGATTCTTAGTATATAGTTACTATTTATACGTATTCTAACCTAAAGCTATAGCATAAGTTATAACATCATCCTCAAATGCTGTTAATCTATTTTCTACCCACTGGCGATCAACTGGTATGTGGGTTTTCCAGGTTGTCCCATTATAAACTAAGTCTACCCTTACGTTGCCTACCTCTAGATTAATAGTACTTCCGCCTGCACCACCATCTATACTAAGAAGGCCTGGATCTATAATAAGAGGATCAGATGTCCAAGACCCACCGTCAAATATAGTAACAAAAGATCCTGTTGTAGGAGCGGATGGTAGGGTTAGAGTAAATGAACCGAGAGAAGTATCGGCAAGGAGGAAATCACCGCCACTTGCAGTATAGCTAGTAGATATCCTAGTGATTGATATACCAGATGCACCACCAATGGCTTTACGTGCAATAATATCAACTGCACCTGCATTATTTTTATAATACAGTATGCCATCGTCATAGTTAATAGCAAGCTCACCATATTCAAGATCTGATACACCTGGTTGACTAGTAGGCGTATTAGATTTCTTAAGTATAATCTTTGCTGCCATTGCTATTACCTATTCTTCTGTTATATCTTTTATCTCGATTTTTTCCCATTTACCTATTGGGCATCGAGCTCCGGATAATCTTGTCTTGGCGGGCATAAAGCATCCGCACTTTTTACATACGTTCATATGAGGTATAAGATGAACACATCTTCCGCAAAGAGCAATTCGTCTTGCTACTTCTGGGTGTCCTTTACCTTCCACTATTGACATGGAGGAGACTCCTTACATGTATTTATGATTTATTTCTTTCCAGCTACAGCCTTAACTGGGACTTTTTTAGCACCTTTATCAATATCGCCACGACCCTGTGCTAATGGGCGGTACAGCTCGCGAAGCTCTTGGGTTTTAGTAAAGTAAGCATCCATTCTTTCCTCGACATCATCCTGCCACTCAAAATAGAGGCCAGACCACTTACATGCCAGTATATTACCTAGTAACCTTTTTGCTTCTTCAGTGCCATGACGTCTTTGGGCAATCGTTAATACTCTCGAGAATGGTTGATATACTCCAGCTCCCTCTGATTGATATTTAGAGATATTAATAACAGCCTTACCAAGAGCAGCTCCAGTAATAGAGAATTCGGATGCAGTTGTTGTATAAACATGGGTACAGTTTTGGAGTAACTTTACACCAGAAGCATCCTTTGGCAAGATTTTATTCCATCCAACTCTACCGGCTAAACCGTGAACTGCATCACCTACAGTTAGAGGATGTGGCTTAAGATATACATCATCGGTTTCATTTATAAGTCTTAGGACATAGTCAACATCAGCTAAGTCTAAAAGATTATGACCTGGCATAAAGACAACATGATTTATACCTTGATATTTTTCTTCTATATCAAGAAGATCGTATTTATCAGACAGGGAATCAATAAAATGAGTAAGGGCTTCTTCTCCTTTTAAACCTGATTCTTCCTTAGATGCAAAATCAATTAATCTGCAATTAATCTCGCGTGATTGTGTGGAACTATAAAGTCCACCAGCTGGGAATTCAGTGTAGCAATATTCTGAGAAGTTGTTAGGTTGATTTGCTGAAACATCATAGGAGATATAATAGAAATCTGGGCACTTTTCGCGAAGAGTAGCTTCTTGATCAGTAGCCCAATTGTTTCTTTTAGATCTTGAGATATATGGACCTATCTTACCAGAACCGAACGTCTTTTCGTCAGACATAAGCTGATCAGATAATCGAGGGGCAATTTTAGGTTCAATCTTAGGCTTTTTTTCTTCCTTTGCAGGAGAATAAGCCGCATACGGGTCCATATTTGTTTTTACTTCCATAGTATTACCTTATCAAAAATAACAAAAAGTATTTTTATTCTATAGTTATAGTACTAGCATCAATTAAGAACGGATCTTCATGTGAATCTGTAATATCAGCCATCTCTTGTGCCTTAGCATATAGAGTATCTATATCGTCTGTAGGAGTAAGGCCTAAAGCAATCTCTCTTTGGTTTCTTATTACTCTCCAATCGATAGCCCTAAGAACTCTATCCCTTCTTGTTCGTATATAATTCCATCGGCCGGCAAGCCTTTGTAAACGACCACCTTCAGGTACTTCTACCAATCCATATTCTCTTATCCAGACTTTTGTTTCAGGATCTTTTGAACAACCAACAGGCTCAATAGCCATTTCAGCAGTTGCCTGAACAGTAAGCTGATCTGGATGAATCGGGGGAACCAATACATAAGCAGTACCAGCTAGGGTCATTGAGGTAATTTTAGATGGCAGAGAGGTGTTTAAAAGAGCATTGCGAAGCTCTTTTTCTGTTATGGGAAACTCTAAGACCTCGTCAGTTTCTTTGTTTATTCTTGCATATAACATTTAATGCTCCTTATTGCGTGAACCAGGTCGTAGACCTAGAAGTCGTAAATGATGTTGTTATGTCATCATCTGTTAACCAAGTTGTAATAACCTCGGTATCTCTTGATGTTTCTTGCTGGGTTAAAGTATCGGTATCATATGTAGTTGTAGTCTGATTCGACGTTGGAACCTCATATGAAGTAGCACCTGTATTCTGTAAGAAAGTAGTTGTAGTCGTTTTTGAAGTAGGATTACTAGTAGGATAATCAGTATCTCTAAACGACGTTGTTATACCTGTTTCAGTTTGATATGTAGTAGTTTCCAATAAGGAGCTAACAGTAGTAGAAAAACTGGTATATGTCGTTGGATCAAACCTTGTTTCTTGAACTGGTGTAAGGTTAGTATATGTCGTTGGATCAAACCTTGTTTCTTGAACTGTTGTAAAACTAGTATATGTTGTTGGATCAAACCTTGTTTCTTGAACTGGTGTAAGGTTAGTATACTGCGTTGAACCTGGTGTAAGGTTAGTATACTGCGTTGTACCTGGGGTAAAGCTGGTATACTGCGTTGAAGTAACATTATATCCCTCACCCTGGGTATTAACATAATAACCGGAATCATAGTATGTTTCAGTGGGCGTTAAATTAGTATTAATTGTGTTACCGATAACTGTATTTACATTATAAGATGTATTTCTAGAGCTAGGTGCTACGTATCCTCCAGTTGGATTAGCAGCGATAATCTCCTCAGTGGTATTACACGTTAAACTACAATCTAGACAAGATGCTGATAAATAAGTAACTTGTGTATACTGAGGAAGGGTATAACCTGAATTATAATATACTGTAACACTAACAGGGTAATTAGCATATGACGTGGCGATTGTGGAAGTAACCTCATAGATCGCACAAGGATAACAGTTAGACTCAGGACTTGCGCAATATTCGGCTGCATCTATTTCTGGATAACAACCCCCAAACGGGGGAGCACCTAGGCCGTTTCCCACGTAAGTGTTTGAAGATGTTGTGGTATATGTTGTTTGTGTAGAAATATATGTTGACACATAAAAGGTTGCTTGAGAATAAGGATAATCAGTAAATACATTTCCAGTAGAATATGTATCGCCGTTGGGGGCCGGAGTACAAGATACAATAGAGCAGTTACTTGGTACCGTGTCTCCTGATGTACCGGCCGGCGATCCGTCTACATTATATAGGTAGCATCCGGATGCAGAATCGGGATATGTATATGATGTTGTTGTCGTTGTAAATGTAGTATAGAAATATCCAGCAACAGTCGTATTTTGTGAATATTCTGTGGGCTGATAAATATCCTGAGTAACGTAAGTAGTGCTAATTGTAGGATGACTAGTTGGTTGTAAATATTGAGTGGGATAGGTATAAAAATAAGTATAATTAGTTGGAGTTGGGGTATAACTAGTGTACACAGTTGCCGTTGGCGTATAACTAGTGTACACAGTTGCCGTTGGTGTAAAACTAGTAGATGTAGTAGGCACAGTATATTGTGTTGTACCAGGTGTAAAACTAGTAGATGTAGTAGGCACAGTATATTGTGTTGTGCCAGATGTAAAACTAGTAGATGTAGTAGGCACAGTATATTGTGTTGTGCCAGGACTTATAGTTGTAGAAATATCTGTGTTATAATTACCCTTAAACGTTTGATTACTAGTCGGGGAATATATTGTGGTTTCAGCAAACGCAGTTGGTACAACATTCGCAAAGTTAGTAATATAATTTGTTATAAAAGAGCTTGAGTATTCAGTATCAATACCAGGATCAGTAAATAAGGTGTTATAGGTTGTAGTCGTTAAATTTGACGTAGGTGTAGGTGTATACCACTGTGTTATAAAAGTAGTAGGAGTTAGCGTAGGAGCTGAAGTATTAAAAGTTGTATTAGTCAGTCTAGATGTAAGAAAGCTAGTAACAGCTGACGTGTACTGCCCTTTTGGAGTACCTAACCAGAATCTACGTGACATTATATTTCCTTATGCGTTTTGACGCCAAGCCTGAACACCTAACCAATTTGATCCGTTATCGTATGATTCTAGAATAATCAGAGTCTTACCGGAGGAATTAAGTACTGGATAATTTCCTTTGTCCCAAGTAGTAGTTGGTGGCCAGGTAATTGTTCCTGTCCCAGGATTAGTTAGATAAAAGAAAATAGTGTTTACAGAACCGCTAACAATATTTGTAGCAGTGAATGTAGTATTGCCAGTAATGGTTGCTGTAACAGTTTCGCCGTCATTCATATCTAGTGATATTACACCTGATATGCTACCTAGATCCTGTTTTTTACCCCTGACATTGGCGTCGACGAGATTACGATTATCATCAATAATCGTAGTGCCTGATACCTTTATTGCCATCTTCGTATCTCCTAGAGAAACTCGGCTGAAGGTCTTATTTGACTTTAGCTGATAACTCTTTAATTGCCTCGATGAGTATAGGAATAAGCGAGTCATATGATACTCTCTTAATTCCATCTGAACCTGTATTAACAATAGTTGGAACTACCTCTTCTACCTGCTGAGCAATTACACCTATAGCAGCTTTGGAGGAATCTTTCCATTCAAAGTTTACGCCTTCTAGTCTGTTTACCAGATCTAAAGCATTTTCTATAACTCTCACGTTTTTCTTTAAACTAATATCAGACGTTGAATTAAAGTCTGTTGCTGATATTGTTGATCCAGCGATTGGCGCAAGAGCAAAGCTAGCGTGACTCGTATTAATGTCAACACCAGCTGAAGGCTCTGGGGTATATCCCTGATAGAACTTCCAAGTTCCGCCGTCAGTAGCATCTCTAAATACGCCAGTGTGTGCATACCCGCCTGCTGTACCGTCTGAATTATATCCCCCTGCTAAACCAAGATCTAGATTAACATAGGTCTTAGCATAGGTAGAACCACCAGACACATATGTATCTGTATTTGTTGAAGCAATTGTAACTGATGTCTCTGTAGTTGCGGTAATCAATGCTCCGTTAACATTAAAAGACGCTGGGGTAACACCCTGTACAACGAGGAAGTCCCCTACAACATAGTTATTATCAACTGTATATGTTACATTGGTTCCATCACCAGAAGCAGCAGTTAGTGTTCCCTCTGTTCGTTGGTTAACATAGATCATGGTATCAGCAACACCAAGATTCTGTACGTTAACAAAGGTGGTTGTACCTGATACTTCTAGATCGCCGTCTACAGTTAAAGCACCAGTAAATTGACCTGATCCAGTAAAGACCGGATTATTAATAGGTGCTTTAAGATCAAGTTCTGTGCTAATATTACTAAAGTTAGTATCGACTTCTGTATTAGTTAGTCGGGTACCTTTTACACTACGAAGTGTGAGTGCTACAGACATTGTGATTCCTATTATTTATTTACTAATGCAGTAAGCAGATTCTTAATATCAGATAAATCGGACTTAATATTATTTATATCCGATTCAACATCTTGCATCTGGGTTTCCATATTATATTTAAAAGCTTCCTCTTCTCTGATTTTATTTCTTTTTGAAACATAATCAGAAAAAGCCTTATCGTCTTGGTTAATCACAGCTTTATTCCGAGTATCCTTTAGAAGATGTTCATAACCGTCAAATGGTTTTACTTTAACTAATGACATTATGCTAACGCTATGATCCTTAGATTCTTACACTTAGGTACACTAGCAGAATCTGTTGATGTAAATGCAATCTTAAATACGATGCTTTCAAAAGGAGGAAGATCAAGTAGCTCTACCTCTACTTCTTGGAATTTCTTGTCTAGAGATACCGGCAGAATAGGTATTAAGGCATCAATGTGTTTGAATTCGTTCTCTGCAATATCATCAGATTCACCAACTAGGCTTGACTTATAGAATACTTTAATGTTTGATCCCGCCGGCCGATTAACATCTAATCTAAGGTTAATCGACGTAGACGGATTAGCAAAGTCAATTTTACGAGTAATATACTTAGAGTATACTGAACCGCCAGAAGGAGCTTCTTCAGCAACAAAGTTTCTACCAATTGAAATTGTATATGTTCCAGTATTAGTAGCACATGTACCTGAAATCTTAGTAAATAATATCTCATCACCATTAGATGCGATATTTGATATACGATAAGTCCCAGTATTGGTAGTATTAGAATCAGTAATATATGCTGTTGTTCCTGGTATCAATTTAAGTGCAGCATCTTGTTGTGCCAGGGGTACCGTAAGTATTCCGGAAGTTGTTGTAATAGCTGTAAATGTTACAGAAGCCACAGAAGTCATAAAGTTTATAAGGTCTTCTGTTAATGGATTTTCAGTTGATTCGTCTGGGTTGTTTATTAAATTTTGTGCTGTTAATACCCCAAGCTGCTGCTGATCGATTACGGGAGATAGTCTAGTATTCTGAGAGCTTAAACCAATTCTATAACTAAACGAATCTGCTCCTGATAGGTTTTCTGCTTTAGTAGTCGAGTTAGTAATAATTCTAGACTTAGATAATTCAGTTGTGCCAGGTTCAAGAACAGTGTAGGCTAGATCCTGAGAGTAATCAGAGTAAGTCCCTTTAAATAAATGCTGGACCTGTGTAGTTGTTTCTTCAATCTTAGATGTAATAGGGTATAGAGCATTTACTACAATGTTTTCCGTAGCGGTTACTCGAGTTCCTCCAAATCTAGCATCAGCATTTGCTGCAGTAGGGAGTGTAACAGTATATCCGTTAAGACTAGCGTTTGCTATTACTAGAGCTGTATTCAATACATTTGTAAAGTCTACACCATGTATAGTTCCAGTTGTTCCGAATACCTTATCTACTTCTGCAATACCAGATAACTTAACATAGGATCCATCAGTCATACCATGATTAAAATGGTTTACCCTCATTGTGGTAGACCCTGAGAAGGTCTGACAAGGATCTTCTTCTAGAACTTGTGTTTCCATAAGGGAATTGTTAACATTGAAATCAATACTACCAGCTGCAGTTGTATCAAATTTAGCTTTAAAAATACTAAACTTAAGATCCTGCATTTGCTCGGGTGTCCAAGTTGAGGTATTTTGGGACTTGAACAGGGATCCTAGATAAGGCTGCTTAATAATTCTTTTACCAGTAATCAGATCTGTAGTGTCTAGCTCAGATATAAACACGGTATATTTCTTTGAATCAGAACCGAGACAAAGAGCATATTCGCCTTTCTTTAAAAACACAGGGCTATCAAATCTTACTATAGTACCCTTGGACCCGTCAGCTGAGGTAGATATATTTTTAGGATATACAAACTTGTCTGAAAGAGGAATAATATAATCTCCGGGGAATCCGTCTTTCATATCCCTTAACTGAATCCTCATAGGGGTCTTTCTGTCTATATTCTTAAAGAATAATTCTACCTTAGTAACTACACAGGTATCCTCAACAAGAAAAGATTGAGCTAAAGGATCTACGACATTATATGACATTTATTAACTAGCCTCTTTGTATTATACCAGGCTTCCGCCAGTTTCAGTATTATTTATAAGAAGCCTAACAGCCTCTTTTGCCCAGCTTTCGTCTATCGCAGGGTTATCTATGTGTGTAGCAGCTGTAATTGCTTGAATAGCAATTTGGTTTGAAAGAGTTTCTACATTTGCACCTTCAACAGTATTTAGATAATTGGTTACAGATGCATCTGAATCACTTCCATATCCCCTAGCTACACCAACCTCAATCATGGTTTTTACTGCAAGTGCTACTTTTTCTGCGTCTGCATTATAAGCATCAGGGACAACGTCAGCATCAATATATCCATTAGTAATGTTAGAGCCAGACGTTGTTGCATTTGCTAGGGTGTCTGCTGTAATACCGTTAGCATCGAAATAAGCCTGAGCTTCTCCTCTTTCTGCTTCTGTAAGGTTTCTACCAAATGCATAGTTAAATACACCACCTATAAATCCAACGGTATCTACAACTTGAGCTCGTGGAGGATCTAAGTCGCCGTCATCATCGTCGTCTGGATCTAGATCGACAAAGGTTTCAATAAAGATTGTATCTTTAGGAACTGTATAGTTACAGTAGAACTCAGAGTTAGCTTCAATTAGAACTGCAGTTTCTCCCCAGTTTCCATCAGCTATCATTTCATAGTAATCAACGCCGCGACACTCATAACGATTATGTGTACCAGCTGCAATAGGATCAGCAGGATCATATGTTTCAGCAAGATCTTTTTCTTCCTGTGTAACAACTTCGCCCTCAGCTTCAGCTGCTGCGATTACTGCCGGAGTTACATATCCACATTCTACTGAACCGTATTCTTCAATGTTCTTATATGTTCCACCAAGTCCATCGTGATATTCTACATACTTAATAAATCCAGGCTGGTAGCATTCAGTGTTACCAGTAGGTACACCATAAGCAGTATGAAGTATATATTTACAGTCTTCAACATTATTCGCTTCTATTAAGGATTGGTAAGTGTTGCAATCCCCAGTAACGTAGTTGTATGTACCGTCAAAGTATTGACCCCATAGATCTGTTTGATTCTTACAGAACGTCTGAGCTAGGGTTCCAGCAACATCGCACGGGCTAACTGGTGTACATTGGGTAGAACCAGTTTCGGTAATAACTGTTGTTGTTGTGCAATTCCCATTACCATCAGGTCCTGCAGCCACTGTTGCCATAAGATTAAAGGTAACAGCATCACAATAGGTATCAAGTATTGTTCCACCGGCCGGACATGTCTGTACAACTACAGGGTTATCTGGCTCGATTGGGGTAGGGGTTATAATAGGCTTAACATATCCACATACACCAATATTCTTTGCATCTATAAGGACTTCGTATGTACCGCCAGACCCGTCGTATTTTTCTTCATATAGATCAAATCCTTTACAAGACTTGCTCTTAAGCTTACCGCTTTCAAAATAGTCTGTTCTTGATGACTTTTCAATAACAGGCTTAGAAGTAACAATAGCATTTCGTGTTGATACGATTTCATTTTGTATATTATGAAGTTCTCCCGAAGAGGTAAACGTCATTTCTGCAGCAGTAAACTCATATGTTGGATTATTTTCAAAATCATCGGTCATTCGAATAATATATGATCCGGTGTTCCAATTATACTTTTCTGCAGAATAATGGAATGTACCTTTTAGCTTTCCGTTATCATCTGTAGCAAGCATTTTCCCTTGCTGCCCAAAAGCATTAATAGTTGTATTAGAATCACCAGCTACAAGATCATGATCGTATAACAAAGTAGATTTACAATCTGCAGTAACATCTTGATTATTCATAAAGATGTACATTCTGGTGTCAGGCATTAAGCCCTCTGCCTCAAAGTTAATAGAAACATCTCTCATTTTAGCTATAACAGAAGAAGATCTTACTATATCATGTTTTGTTTCTGTTGTAATCTCTTCAGTGTAGGTTGTTTCAGTACCTACTCGGGTTCCAATTTCTTGTGTTCCTTGATATGTACCAAAATGGACTGTTTCCCATGCTCCCCAAACTGTGCCATATGTTCCCTTTGCCTTTGCATCAGCAGTAAGAGAAGAATAGTTGTCAACAGATACTGGAAGATCCGGAAGACGAATCGTATCAATCCATATGTCGGATTGCTTACCTTTCATCTTACCCCGGAAAGATACCACGTCATATGGGTTTAGATTCTCTACTTTAGAAGATCTATTATTTGAGATTAGTCTCTCTTCTGTATATGGAAGAGTGTACAAATCCCCAGTCTTAGCATATCCAGCTGCAGCTCTTTCAGCGTCTGTGGTTGCAACTTCTTTTAGGGTAAATGCCTCAGTCTTACATAGAGGTCTAAGTTCTCTCTTATCATAATCGATTGCAACACCATAGTCGGGGTTATATACGTCTCCTATCCCGTGACCTTGGAATGAATCTACAACAAAGCCATTCTTAAACTTATCAAATCCATTAATATCCTTAATCTGATAGTTCTGGGTATCAACCTCAAGCTGGTTAAGAGAAGTATAGTATTCGATATTTTTAATTCTATTTTCTAACTTGCCAATTTGACGCATAGTAAAGCGTCGGTTGTCAATTTTAACAATATCAATATCTGTAGATATATTAAAGACATATGGCTTTTGTTTAAGGATATACAAAGCCATTGAGTCTTCAGGTGTGGTAGGCTCTTTTGCCTCGAATCCGCTTTCACCCTTAATTACCTTAATACGACCATCGCGATTGATAACAATCTTATCTGTTCGTGGTAAGTAATACTCGTATGATGTAGTAATATCGTTTTCAAAGTCTGGGAATTCACCAACGCTTGATCCAGCACCAGAGAAGCCGGTACCAGCATCGTTAATCTTAGGTCTGAAATCTAAGCAGTCTCGAAGTACGTACTCGTTACCACCTAGAATAAGAGTTGGAATATCCTTATAGTCAATAGTATATGAATCAACAGAGAAGTAGTCGCCTGTTCCATGTGTAAAGTAGTCAAAGGTAATACGGATTGGCCCTGTAGGTGCATTTGATCCACTTTTTAGTCGAAGAGAACCTAATCCGTAGTATGTTGCCTTTTGACCGTTGTCAAGGGTATAACGATTAGTAATATCAACTTCTGTTGTACTGTTATACGATGCATCACCGAATACACCGGTTGTTGTCATCTTAACAGAGACTAATCTATAAATATCTGCCTTACCTAAAGAGATGCTTTGAGCAGTCGATGTTGCCTCTGTTAGGATGTCAAGCTGTTGATTCGCTTGCAGAGACTTAGTCTTTTTGTCAGCAGCCGAACCATTTTTTGAAACAGTAGCAATTAGCATAACTGTTTCTGTTGTATATCCTTGACCTGATATGTCTATTGTGAGTACTGTATTTGCTGCACCAGATATTGTTACGTCGCCAGTTATATCTACAACATCTCCATTAGAAACATATAGCTGCATATTATCAAGTGATTCGGATGAGAAGCTTTCGTTAACGCCTGCATCTACTTGAACTACACCTGCTGTTAAAGTTCTTTCAAATATTCTTCGAGTCTCGTATACCGTATCTACTCCACTTGGATCAATTGACTTAACAATATTAACTGGTAAGGGGAATATGTATGAATTCCTATCGGTATTCCATAGTTTAGACTTTACAGATGAGAATACATAGCCTGACCGACTCTGGGTGGGCGTTGGTGATACTTCAATTCCTGTATCATCAATTATTGTAGTAACACGATGTGTATCCCCATCTATATTGATATAGTTGCCTATACTCAATTCTGTAAGGAATCGTGTACCAATACCTTGTATTGTTTGGGAAGCTCCAACGGTTGATATAGTACCTGTTAGGTTAGATAGTTCTTCAACAACATCAGCAGTAAAGTCAGAAGAATATACTGAATTAATATAGACTATTTGCTTGGCATCGTTTGTAAACGAAAATCCAGTCCTCATCTTAATATCAAAGAGGTAAACGTTATACTGGGCAGTAGTTGTTCCTGGTGTACCAGAAAAGAATTCTGTATGACGAATACGAGCAGTACCGATTGCTATTCCTTCTGGTACACCCGGGGTAGAAGTAAATTGGCTGTATATCTGTACTTCAGGAAGATTGTCTATTTCTTCTGATACACCATTAATATTGGTAACACGAACATAGTTACCAAATGGGGTGTACACCGATCCTGATTCTACTAATGCTGTATCTCTTGCCTTGTCTCCAGCTATAGCTGCGCTTTTAACGTTATCAATCTCATACCCTTTAACGTAAGCTTTACCGGGGGAGATCTTATTAATAAACTTATTAGCATCACCACCTTCGGCAGCAGTGTAGTATCCATCGTTTACAGATAGCGATGTCCTTTTATGCTCTACCATTGAAAGATCATATGGACGAACTACATAATCGCCTGACTCGTCATATGTGCGACGAGCAAGGGTATCACCTAGAATATTATATGCAGTGCTTGTTACAGCAGATATAACTTTTTTATTTTGTATTCTAGCGATTTCTATAAAATCGGGATCAACTACATTATCAGCTTGCCAAGGTCTATTTGTAAGTGTAAGAGCTACTTGAAGACGATCAGCACCAGGAGCAGCATAGTTAAATGATCCGTTAGCTGGATCATTTAGGCTAGAGTCGTCTGTAAAATCTTTAATCGTTTGCTTAACATCGAATCCAACAATAATGTTGGTGATTGGACCATATTTGTTTAGGATAGCTGTCTGATCAGCAAAGTATACAAAGAATCCTCCAGCATATACGATACCGTTTGTCATGGTATAAGCTGTTCCAACTGAATTTACAGAAGTAGCCGCAGTAGTAACGGAGACAGTTTTAGCCTCGTTCCATATTATCTCAGACTGAGCAAATCCGGATTTTTCTTTACTTTTACCTGAGTTTAGATATTTAATAAAGATAGTTGGCGGATCGCCTGCCGCGGTCGCTTGGGTAGCATTAACAACCTTAGCTTTAATACCGGATTTTAGTCCATATACCTCTTGATCAATTAATGACAATACAATTGAATCCGCAGCGGCAGTTAGCTTAACTGAGTGATACTGGGTATCTAGAGATTGATGACCACCTTGAATAAGAGCACCTTCTTTGAAGATGTTATCACCAAAAGATTTAATCTGATTCTGAAGAATAGATTGAATCTGGGTTAATTCTCTCGCTTGTACAGCAACACCTGGCTTAAAGAGTATTTGATGAAACCCTTTGGTATTATCAAAGTCGTCATAATACGGATCAGTGTTTAGATTTATTGCCATTAACTTATTCCTAAAATTAAGTCTTATACCAAATATTTATAATTAAAATTTGATGAATGATCTGAATGTTACAGTTTGTTCCTCAGAAGATGTAAATGCTAGTCTATTATCAATAAACAGTATTTCGCCAGTCTTTTTGTTTATTTGAGGATTAGTAACTGCTGTAACTGTAAAGTAAGCAGTCTCTGCAGCATTAAAAAAGATATCACCAATTGCCGGTATTGTTCCATCAAGAGACTGAGCAAGTAATTTATTATCTTCGCTTGTTACAGTTCTTAATATCTTAACACTACCCGCTGTAGCTACAAGCTGATCCTCTGGAAACGAATCACCAACCAATGTCCCTTCTACGAGATAGCATGCTGATCCAGAATCAGTAATATAATACCTCTTAGCATCAAAGATCTCGACGTCTTTAATAATCCCAAACTGTCTATATTGATTATTTACTAACACACCTTGATTTAATTCATTTTCGAAAGAAGTATGGAAGCAAAGCGTATCAGCGATTAACTCACGAGGAGCGTTAAATCCATGCCCATATTGGGGTGATATAACCGCACGAGCTGTAGCACTTCTAAGACCATCTAATTCCGCTGCTATTGATATATCCGCATAGGTATATCCTGATCCCCTATTATTTAGAATAATCTGAGAAACTGCGCCATTTACATCTAGTGTTGCTGTTGCTGTTGCTCCTGTGCCATCACCCGTAATAGTCACAGCTGGCACGCTTGTAAAAGAATTATCTGATCTTGTAACAACAATCTGTGATATGTCGCCATCTACTGTAAGGGTTTCAACATCTGCTTGCTGAGAATCTAGATCTCCCGGAGAAGAAAGGACTAGATCAATATCAGCACCAGTACCTGGATCGAGTGCACCTTTTGTTACAGTTAGATAAGCAATAGTATAACCTGTACCAGGATTATCAATTGTGACTGCAGTAATCTGGCCATTCTCTATTGTAAGAGATGCTGCTCCGTCTGCACCATCACCCTGAATAACTGCATATGTCTCATCAGGATCATAGTCTTGGCCAGAGTCGTTTAGAACGTAGTTTTCAATAACTCCAGCTGAGTAGTACTGGTTTTTAACTTTCTTAATCACTGGCATATAGTTAGGTGTTAAGAACTTATTTCGCAATGCAAGCGGCATAAAGTACATAAACTTCCAAATATATCCATCAGCTGTAGAGGTATAACCAACATCAAAACCAGTTGGCTTAACCGTGGATACAGCACCCTTGTTATTTTCTATGCACTTATAAACATTAAAATCCTCTGTTAATACGTAGAAATCTTCTTCTACCATAACAGTATCTAAATCATCGTAGGCATCAAATACCCTTGAAGTCCAATCAATTCGACGGGTAATAAAAGATACGTCATTAATGTTTATTTGCTTAATCCCGATCATATTATTACGGGAATCGTTCTCTTCATCCATATTATTGGATGGATTAGGTGCATCTGCAATAGCTCCTTCAAACTGCCATGGTAAAACCTTACCAAGGTAGTAATGATAGTTCGCCGATCTATTCTGAATCTTATCGTAAATCGATTCAGCCATCGTATGATGAAAGTTAGGTCTAATTACAGCAGACATAAGGTAGTCTCTATTCTATTAAGATATTGTAATTGTCCAAGTGATAACCATAGAGTCATCTACTGCTTTATTTACGACAAGGAAAGTCGTTCGACAAAGTAGATCACCTGTGTTCGCTGCAGCATCATTAAAGATACCAGCTTCAGTGATCGCACCAGTACCAACTCCAGGAGCATAGGTAGCAATATAGGTAATAACGTTATCAACAGTATTATCTGAATCAAGAACAACACGAGTAAGCTCAGTTCCTAGAACTGTGTCACTTAATGTAGCTGCAGTTGAACCAGAACCAACTGCCATATGAGTCATTACGTCAGTCTGTGCTGTATCGTTCATACGCGAGGCAATATAGTTCCTACCAGTCTGTACGACTAGGTTTGGAATGTTTACCTTATCCTTAAGCTTGCCGTCTGGGCTAAATATCTCAATTGAGACTTGACCCTTAGGGCTAACTTGCTCGTTCATTAATGGCATTTTTTTCTTCTCCTAGGTAAATGAAGTTAATCCTTCGGAATAATCTTCAGCAAAATAATCTTCGGCGTAGATATCACCTAATATCTCTATAACGCCTGAATCATTACTATTTATGACTTCTGTAAGAGCTTTTGAGTAACTAAGTATAGCAAGTTCTGATATAGCTAAATTCTCTACCAGCTCCTTCATCTTAGTAATTGCGTATGTTAATTCATCGGTACTAAGTGCTGTATCTCCAAGAACTTTAAAGAAGTCTTTATATTCTGGATCTGGAACGTTTACAATCTCTGAAACATTCTTATAGAAATCGTAGAACCAATCAGTAGTTGAAGCATAGGCTACATCTTCACGTGGCTTATACAGTGTCCAAAAATTTAGATCAATTGTATCGATAACATCTTCTTCACGGTTAGTGAAGTAACGACGTAAGAGCTCAAACGCACGAGACATATCAAAAGAGTTATTAATCTCGAACTCACCAAACATAGCCATGCCAGCTGGGTGAACTGTCTTATTAACAATATCCTTGTAGTTATCAAACTGCTGGGATGATCGAATAAGGTAAGAGAACTGCTGATAAAAGAAATTGTCTTGTAGATATATATCGTCAGATAAAAAACCATTATTTGTAGAATATTCCCCACGATACTCTGCAAGAACTGACTCAGAGAATTTTATAATTGCTCGTGATGGATATGTAATCTTATCCCCTGCAGGGTTTTGTGATATAATAAGATCAACCCCGCCAACTATTTCTGATCGAGGAATGATCATAGCATAGAACTCCGAAGAGTATCCTACACCAAAGTTTATAAATTTAATTTCTTCTAGAGCACCTGTTCCAGCATCTACCTTAGTTACTTTAAACTTAACGCCATCCCCATCTGATATGTCGTTAGCGTTATATCCTGATTCACCAGCATCATTTGCTTGAAAAATATTTTTTAATACAGCAAAGTCTGGCTTGCTTAATACTGGGGCAAAGTAGGTATTGAATAAGGCATAACCTAAAGGGTTGTTTGCCAGCATAAATGCAGGTGTTCTGAGTGTATCGCTCCACTCTGGGGCTAGAGATTCGTTCTCCCAGAACTCTTTCATGTCCCACATTGACCAGTTAAGAAGATACGCATATTCCTTATATGCTACAACTGCTGCTTCTGGATCTGTGTCCCAATCTACAGCATAGCCGGAGGGATCAAATAAGCCTGCGTCGATTACCTCCTTCATAGCAAGGTGAAGAGCTGTGTTTTGCCAATCGAAGGCAGGACTCTGTTGAAGGAGTGTCGTCAGATAAGCCATTGGTACTTCAGCCTGTGAAGCAGCCACTGCACCTGGAATACCAAAGTTATGAATAGTATGGAACACGTGCTCCATAATTTCTTCAATGTCTCGATCACTTGTTGAGGGATCTGGTCCTGAAACATTCTTATACCATACCATATCATCTTGGACATGGGTATCATATAAACCATTTAGGTTCCAATATTCAGTACCAGCATCAGTTAAGAAAGCTGGGGTATACTCTGATCCACCACCATATGCAATTCTTTGTAGTGTTGGAACTCCCGGGTGTGTAAGTGTGCCAGAATCGCCTGAAAGGGTTTTAATTAAGTTTCTTTGATCAGCCTCATTAATACCAGCACCTGTCGGATCTGTCAGTAGCTCAATAACTCTTGCTGTCTTCTTAACCCATTCGTCTGGTACAGAATCCTGACCGCCAACAGCGCCAGCTGATACGAGTCGAATGCCGTTTACTGTAAGTTCTTTCTGAAAGAAGTTCTCAGTAGCTCCAGCAATTGTATTTGCAGTACCTCCCATACCAGAGTGATTAGCACAATAGTAATATAGGGCAGGAGTATTTGCAGTAAGAACAATTTGTGTATATGCTCCTGCTGTACCGGGTGTTCCTACATATGTTACACCCGTAGTATACTCTGTTCCGGTACCGTGGGTACCGTTTGCCGTCTCTGAAAATTTAATTGGATGGAATGAATTACTTGAATCTGATTGATCGAGTCTATAGGTTCTTTCTTCCACCAAATCTAGGTCAGGGCTTGCACCTGATAATCCGTCAATATAAAACTTATTTCCTGTACCATAGGCGTTAGTACCTGTAGCAACCGTTACGTTTTTTCCTATAAAGGTAGCAGAAGGTATAGAGGTTATAGCGATTAAATCGCCGGAATTATATTCTAAATCTTGAGATTGTGTAACGTCGACAAACTGTGCAATTCCAAAGCCTGTACCTGGATGATAGATCTCATACTTGTTTAAGGACTCGACAACAGTAGCCTTAACACCATACTGATCTATCGTTGCTCCAGTAGTAACTCGCCGAGTGTTATTATCCTTTGTTATAAAGATCTCATAAAAAGCAGTTTCTTCGACACGCCGTATTCTTTCTACTTCAACCTTAACAACCCTATCAGTTGTGGTTACATCTGTAATGTTAGCAAAAAGGTCAAATGGATCACCTTCTGTAACCTCAATAAAGATTGAATTCTGCTGGATCCAACGCCCGTCTGAAGCTACAAGGATTTTTTCTTTAGGAAACGATATATCAATATCTGTATCATATAGAAGTCGAAAAAGAAGTTTAAATGATTCTTCAGAACCTTTTGCCTGATAAAACTGAACTATATTTTTATAGAGATTAGTCTTATTGGCTGCTAGATTAGTAGTAAATCCAGCTCCAATTTCTTTTTCTACCAAAGATATAAAGGTATCTACAACTGTATCAACATCTTTATTTGCAAGAATGTTGTTTATTACATAGGAAGGTCCTTGCTCCTCGTGCATAAATCTATAATATTCTTTTATAAACTCAATTAGTCCTCCTGCATCAGCTATTAACTGACGCGGGATTAACGATTCGAGTTTACTCGATTCTATATTAGATCTTATAGTCATTATTCGTGTCTGCTAAAGGTTGTATATGAGGATGCGCCGACTGAGCCGAGAGCAGCAATACTATCTGCTTCGCCTGTTATAACAATGCCAGGAGTCTGGTCTTTTTCAATCGATACTAGCTGATTAAACTTAGGTGCTATATCATTTGAGTCTGGATCTACAAAAATGAGTAGAGTCGCTACTGAATCTATTTGAATCTGTGTTAGATTAACCATGCCAGTAGTAGGTGTGATTGTTCCTGCTGCAGAATTTACAATGGTTTTTGTTGAAGCATTACGTATCTGCACGATTCTATTTGGGTATGTATCAGAAGCTATATCAGATAGCTCACACTCTTGTCCAGCATAAGTAAACTTCGAAGAAGAAAGCGTTTGTTCTGTACTTGAAGTCCTATATATCGGAGAAGAGAATTTAATAGGATAGTCGCGTATCTCACCAGTTATAGGAGAAACGTGCTTGTGCATCTTTAAACGAACTGTAGAGTTTAAAATGCCTTTATCAGCATTATCAATTGCTTTTAATAACTTGGAGAATCGAAGCACGCCGTCAAATTTCTCTAGATTAACATCGTTATAATTTATTATAGCATCCTTAACCGCTAGCTCTAACTGAGCCTTAGATTTCGCTGTATTATCTGCGTCATACTTAAAGAACACTTCCATTGTAATATAGGTGAAGTCGGGGTTAACGATTTCAGTTGTAATTGATCCTACGTTTTTAGTAGAGAGAAATCGATTTATTATACTTTTAGTAGTAGTCGATAAATAGTCCCCGGTTGTAGGCTTAATTGATATAAACACTTTACCATACGTTGGTGGATCGTTTACCTCACCACCCCATACAGATATATCTTCAATAAAATCGTATTCTAACTTAAGTATAGCGTTATAGTCAATAGATGTTACTGCACGATTCTGACTCTGAAAGGCCTTAGGTGCATTAAACTTAATTGAATCTATATCTTCTTTATCTGCTCCAGAAAATGTTTTAATAAATCCTGTCGAAAGAGCAGCTGTTGCTCCAGAAAATCCCCCAATAGTAGCGTCAGTAGTAAACGATGATGCACCGTTCGCTTCAGCACCATTGGTCTTAATATAAGCTATGTCTACTACCTGACCTGTTGTTGGCTTACTACCTATAATACCATCTCCAAAGTATACTTCGTACTCACCGCCATATCCCTCTTGTAAGAAATACACACGAGAGTCAGATTTTACATCAAGGATGTTGTTAAAGTGGGTGTAGATCTCAGACGTTTCAGATGTAGCTGAATCCCGTACGGCAACAACAAGAGTAGAGGTATCAACTTTGTTTGTTGGTATTTTAAACTTCTGATTTTCTATTTGTCCGTTTACACGATAGGTAAACGTTTCGATCTCACCCTCAAAGATTGAAACATTTTCAAATACATAACGATTTAAAATATTCTTAGAAGTAATATAGGATTCGTTAGTTATAAAGGTAAATTGCTTAGATCCAATTAGACCAGAGAATACTGTTCCTCGGGGTATAGTTGCAAAGGTATTGGATCCCGCTGCGCCTATAACGGTAACATCAATTTTAGCCTCAGATGACTTTGAAGAAGCTGGTACATATCCTAGGCTTTTAGCATGAGATACTACATTCGCACGCATCTGTGCTGTATCTAAGAACGCCTCATTTGCATTAGTGTGAGCTAGTAAAGCATTATATTGGGTATTATATGCAAGGATATCAAGTAAGACTGCCATACCTGATCCATCGAAATCATAGTCAGCAAACTTATCTTGTCCTTGCAGATAAGCTTTTAGATTGACCTTAATCTGATCAAAGTCTAATTCAGTTACGTTCTTAATGTTCGCCATTATCGAATTCTCTCTAAGTAAATATCTATATCCACTAGATCAGGTACGTTTATTATAGAAACTTTTACAGAAACAAACACAGCATTTTCGTCAGACTTATCACTTATTGATATACCTGCAAGTGATACTCGAGGTTCATGAAAGCTAATAGTACGACTTATTGATTCCTGCATAGCTGCAACTGTAATTGGGGTAAAGTTTTCAAATAGCTGATCTGTAATAGCACAACCAATGGATGGCTGAAAAGGTCTTTCGCCATATCCTGTAAGAATAAGATTTCTTACAGAGTTCTTAATAGCAGCTATGTCTCGCAATGGTACCAGATCACCCAGGTTCGGATGGGGTTTAAATCGGAGATCAAGATCAGAGAAGTCACGTGAACGAGCAACAACTGAAGCTCGTGTAAGTTCTAAACTTTTATCTGATAGGATTTGATTACTCATAGTATCTATTTATGTCCTTTAGCCAATCGGTTTAGAGGTTGGTGTGCCCTGTTGGTTAGAAGTATGCTTATGATCCTTAAGAGATATCGAACCGGTCTTAACATCCGATGTAGATGTAATAATACCACCAGCATTGATTGTAGAACCCACAGTTTGTAGACCAGAGATAGCAACATTATTGTTAATCGATGTATTGCCAGATGCAGTTGTTGATTGTGCACCAGATATAGTCTCTGTTAATGCTCCTGATACTTCAAGAGTCATATCTTTTGCTATTGTCTGTGTAAAGTAATCCCCAGTAGTAAGAGTCATGTAAGTGCCTATACCCTGAGCTAAGTATTCTGTTATGTCCAGAGTCATAAAGCCTTCAATCTTCTCAATAACGTTCTTCTTAACCGTTTTAAACTCTGAGCCATGTATAACCTGGGTAGAGTCACCGTATATGTGCTCTTCTTTATTACCTTGTATCTCAGTGTTACAGTTACCTACAACAAAGAGATTGCAGTCACCCTCGACTGTAACACGGGATGTACCTTTTACATTTACATACTCATCACCCAATGTTACTTCATAGTTGTCTTTAACAACCTTCAGTACACGTGATCCGTCTGGATGTATCTCATAGAATGTACCAGATCGGTGATGCTCTTTAATACGCTGATAGTCTGCAGTATCATCTACTTCGAATACGTGTCCTGACTCAGACTCTGTAACCTTATTAAACGGATATTGGGGTTTAGATGGTGAAGGCGGCTCGTCAAACTGAAATATGTTAACAGGATCGGTGTCCTCTTCTGCCTCTAATGCAAACGGTTCTGCCTTTGATTTAGATTCAACATATCCTAGATCGGTATTCGCATCTGAGTTAGCTACCTTACCTACTCGGATAGACTCCTGATTTAAATTGGCCTGTGTAGCTAATCCACGAGCAGCTTTATTAACATCAGACTCGTTTAAATAGTTTGTCTCTACATCATCTGTCTTCTTAGGGTAAAGACCAGCAGGATCAAAGAAGCCTATAGTTGTATCAGCTTCAGTAGTATTCAGTGCTGCAATAGAACCTAAAACGATAGGGTCTTGCGCGTCTGTGCCATCACGGAAGAATCCAACTATCCACGATCCCTCAACTAATCCATGGGGACTGCGACCGACACCAGATGTGCCTGAATCAGTTGTAGGCATCATTATAGTTGCCCATGGAAGGTCTTCAGTGGGCAGTAACTCCTTATTTGGAGTATGATAACCAAAGGCACGTATACGTACTCTGTTTAAATAGAGAGGATCTGCTCGGTCTTCCACAACACCATGAAACCAAACAAACTTTGTATCCATAAATTTATTCATCGTTTGTGCACCGAATCGCGACGTACCTTCACTTGTGTAAAGTAACCAAGACTATTAAAGGTATGTGTGCTTGACACTATTAGATAGCGTCCAGACATAAACTCATCGTTCTGTCTTCCTGCTCCTTCTACCTGTCCTGTCTTAGGAAAGTTTAAATTGATTATAGATCCGGGTTTTAATCGCGAATCACCATATAGTTTAATTGAATGCTCTAGCTGTTCTAAATTAGAATAGACTGATCTCTTTGTTGCTTCTTTATATGCACCGAATTGATGATAGTTTATATCGCCAGTCTCTGCCATGGCAAGTGAGTTCTGGTTTATAAAGATATTACTTGTCTCTTTGAGTGTCGTAGGACCTACACCAGATACTGTAAACGATCTATTCCAGACTGGATCTGATTCCTCCCCATCTATAAGTGGGACCTTGTCTTCATAGGCATTAAAATCTATTCGCTCATATGTCTTATTTGATATATCGAGCTTATGCGTACGCGTAACATATGATCCATTCTTCATAGACTTATATGGAGAAAAGCCTATGTTTGATGCTGATTCGAGTATACGTAGTCTCTTTTCCTCAAATGAACCTTCTGTCTGGGACTCTTGTGTATAAAAATAACCTTGGGAATAGTTATCAACTATGTCAGACGTAATCATTTTATTATAAGAGTTTAAAACAAATGCAGAGTCATGAAAGGTCTGATATGTAAAGAGTGGCGAACCATTAGGAGTCATACTCTTCTGCAGTACATTTGATATAGCATCGGAATATGTTAGCTTAGGCGGAATAAACTTCATTGTGCCTAGACTCTGTGTCTCTTGCTTATCTATTGTTACCCCTACTTGTCTGTATAGTTCTTCTATTATCTCAATAGAGGTACCAGATAAAGGAGAAGAGATACGGCGAAACTTAGATACTAGTCCAAAGGGAGTAATGCATCGTATACGATATGTAGCAAGATCTGGTTTAGGCTTACCGTATATAGGTATATCAAGAACATGCCAATCATTTTGTATGTCGATTGGGGGAGAACTCTTATCATTCTGCTTACGCACAACAGATACTATCTTTTCATTACCTGATATGTTTAAATCTTCAAAGAGTGATATACCGTCTGATATATCAAATTCTGCCATAAGAGTTTGTTGAAAGATTGATTCATATACTCTCATTGATGTAACAAGCTGTGATATGTCTCTTTCTTTACCGTTTGCTCCCTCGATCGTTACTGTTAGCCTAAAAGAATCAGGCGATATAGCAGAAAGATCTGTAGGATGTAAACCTTTTTGGAGGGGCATATTCTACTCTTAAGAATTAATGAGTTTGCGATAACGAGTGGCAAAAGTATCTATAGCAGCAGGATTAATAACCCTAATTGATAGCTTAGCTTCGTTTACCTCTACCTCGTGCTCAAAGTTAGTCACAGGTAACTGGTTATCAGAGACGTTAAAGTTTAAACGATCTATTTCTCTTCCCTGTGAGTCTACATAATGATGTGGCGCATCCTTTTCCTTTGTAATAAAATGGTTAAATTGTGCGCCCTTTGCAAATGCTAATTCAGAAGTTAGAGTAATAAAGTCTTCGTTTATAAACGTACCAGTAACATTGGAAAGTATAAGGCTGTTTGTAGAATAATTTATTTTTGCTATCTTACCAGTTGCATCTGATGTAAGACCCTTAACAGTCTCTCCTATTACGAGAGTAGGATAATTATATAGATGATGTGAATTACTTGATACCCCAAGCTTAGATTCCAAGGTAAGAGCAGTACGGAAGTAGGTCTCATCGACAAAGTTAGCTAATTCCTGGGAAGACTTAGGCCATTCATGTAATCCATTGCTTAGATCCTCATTGACTACAAAGAATGTCCAATAGTATGCTGGAGTACCATATAGCTTCATTGATACCTGATCGGGTCTTGCCCCGTCATTTACCTCGAAGTAGCGATAGGCATTTGCGTTATCCATCTCGCTTAGATATGCACGAACATTACGACTTATATCAATAATAACGTTCTTTTCGTCTGATTCTTCATCAAACTGATACTGAACTAATGGGAACGATTTAAAGAAATTTAGCATTAAGCTTACTCCGGCACATCAGCACCAATATCATTTTTAGTAAGAACACGAGTCTCTTGGAAAGTAAGAGATACGCCTACCGATATAGGTGCACCTCCATCAAAATGCATATGGGCACTTTCATTAAAATTAGTCTGAAGATTAGTTAGGTTGCACTCAAATATTCTAGGATAGTATGGATTCTCCTGACCATTCTGTGTATAGAACTTAATTGAGAAGGTAGAGGGATAGGTTAGAATGTAAGAACCTACTCCGGCCTCTGGATACATTTCAGAGCGAAAGAATTCCTGGATCTTACGAATCTCATCTGACTCAGATGGATCTTCTGCAACAAGGGAGAAGTTAAAGCTAAACGAACGTAGTGTCATATTCTGAAATGCTACAACAGTATTAGGGTTAGTAGCTACACCTTTAGACATACCATACATATCAGAAAGGTTCTCAGCTCCAGGTACTAAATTGCCTAGACCAGAATCTTTTGCTATTTTTAAACTCATCATGGATCGAAGATCAGAATTAGATCCTTCACCATTGATCTGTTGGTTTGCTTGCTTTGCTATCTCTACACCAGACCTACCTGATTGAACACCTTCCATAAGCTGATTGCCAATTGGTCCCATATCCATAGACCCGAAACCAGCACCGTCTGAAAAAGAAACACCTGGCGGTTGATATAGAGTCACGTGGCCTCGAGGCTGTCCTCCACCACCGTACTTATAGCGGTTAGCGGTTATTCTCATAAAAGGGACGTTGGCTCCGGCCAGATGAGATGGATATATGTATT